CCAGCACATTGGCCAAATCCGCCATCCACCCCGTATTGTTATCCAGCGGCAGCACCGCCTCCCGTCCGCGCTCTCCCACCAGTGCCAGGGTTGGCGCAGACACAATGCCACCCTTGGCCAACGCAGGTACAGTAGGAATCTTCGGAATATTAAACCCAAAACTGCCGCCCCCAAGCCACGCAGGTATGTCAATGCGAAAGTTATTCAGCCCGGCAATCATATTGTTTATGCCACCAATTATGCGGTTAATAATCCCATGAAACGCCTGTTTCATCCCCGTCCACGTGTTCGACCACCCGTCCCGCAGACCACCCAGCATGTCCCGCCATGTGTCCGGAATCCGCACCCCAAAAATATCGCTAAAGCCCTTGTTCACGTCCTCCGCGTCCCTTTTGGCCCCCAACAGCATTTCCCGCCAGTTCTCGCCAAATATCTGGCTTTTGTCATCAATCACATCAATGGCTCCGCCAAAATCATATACAGATTCTTCCAAATATGTAAAAGGCATGGCCTCCAGAGAACCCGACAATTCTAATATCGAATCATCAAATTCCCACGCCCGACCCGTAATGCGCTCCAACGCCTCCTGCACCAAATCCTGGGCCCCAATATTCTCAAAGAAATTCTGGGTCAACACCGGCACACGCTCCAGCAGGCCCCCAAAGCCCTCTTGCAGCCGTTCCAACCCACCCTGCACAGGGTTTATGCCCTGAGTCATATCGTCAAACACTTGAAACAGCGGCGCAAAGCCCTCTTGAGAAAACACCCGCGTAATGCCTTTCTGCACCCGCTCAAAGACATTCTCCAGGCCGCCAACATGCTTGCCAATATCCCCAATGCCCCTCTGCAATTCCTTCATATTCAGCTTTAAATCAATATACACCGCACCAACATTCGTCCCTGCCATATATTACCTCCCTCCCATCAGGGCGGGGCATGATTTACCGCGCCCCAAACGCCTCCTCCAAACTATCCTGCAACTTCCCAATGTCTCGGGCCCAATTCCCCTCCGGTGGAGGGGTGGCTGCGCCCGCTCTTGGCGCAGACGGGGTGGTTCTTCTCTCAAACTCCCGCCACCTGCGCCGCACCTCCCGCTCATACTCCCCAAAGCCCTTAATTTTCGCCCCATCCTTCTCTGCGCGTATAGCCACAACCCGCCCCAGAGGCGTGTCCGCCATCAACCCAGAAAGCAACCGGCAATACTCCCCAAAAGCAATATCCTCCCGCGCCAGCCTAATCCCGTACTGCATGGCAAAACTGGCTTCAATCAGGGCTTTGTCAAATATCATGTCATAATGCGCCTCGTCACCCTTTGCCTGCGCGAAACCGACTGCGCGCCTCCTCCACCGTCAAATCCTGTATAGCCGCCAAAATAATAATCACCACATCCTGCATTACCCCATATGGCAAGTCCATTCGCACAATTTCCGCATAATTCTCGCCACCCAGCGCCTCGCCAATAATAATCTCAAACTCATCTCCATCCCCCGCCTTCACCCGCTCATTAATCCGCTCATACGCCGACAGCCGGTTGTCAATCTCATATACCCTATCCCCAATCCGCACCTCCGGCCTCTTCCCCAACTTCTCACTATCAATCACATACATATCCCAATTCCCTCCGTCTATTCATCACGGGCTTGACCCGGACTCAAGTCATGTCATCCCGGGACCACGAGTTTCGGCAAAAATCATGCCGAAACCAAAAGCCCGGAATCCCATATCGCAATGATGCTTAACCTCTCACATAACTCGGCTTCCCATCACTCATACAATCAAACTCCAGCGCCGCCACATCCGTAGCCGCCCCGCCGTCACTGGCCGTCACATTCACAACACAGTCCATCACCAGCTTGCTGCCGTCCGGAAACACCGTTTCCAGCACCGTCACAGCCCCATTGCCGTTCTCATAGGCCAGCCCGGCCACATAGTCATTGCCCGGGTCTCCATAGTTGCGCTTGCCCGCCAAGCTCACCGTCACCGACTTGCTGGTCATCAACCTGCGCACCCAACCCTCCTGGTCAATGGGATTCCACTGCTCCACACCATTGTCAAAACTAACAGAAAATGTCTCCATATCCCGCACCACAGCCATTTGGGCCTCGCTAGACCCTCTGCCCACCGTACCAATTCTAAATTTGATATTATTTACCGGATATACCATTTTTCTCCTCCTTCTCTATATACACGTCAAAATCAATCACAAACTCAAAAATCCCTCGCTCGTCCATACCAAGCCATACCGGCCCCGCATTCACAGCCCGCACAAAACCCACGCGCCCATCAAAATCAATGCCATCCCTTTCAGCCAAAATCTCATAAATCTCCAACCCCTTGGTCGCCGCCACATCACCGTCCCGCCCCCAGCGCAGCAGCAGTGTCACGCGCACTACCTCAAAGGACCGGTTCTCGCACCCACCAATAGCCGTCTGCCTCGCCGCTCGGCCTTCTCTGGCAAACACGCCAATAGCCCGCTCCCTATTGCGACCAATGGTATGGGCCGTCATCTGGGCACCTTCATGTGGCAATATCTCCCTCAAATACCCCAAAACTCCACTAATTCCCATCACTTCACCCCAATTCTTCGGGCAAACACATCACGCACAAACCCCTGCTTTGCACCCACAGTATAGGCGTCAAACCATCTGCCACCAGCTGCCCTATTAACCCGCCGGTCAAAATCAAACTCCGGATGAAAAAACTTGCGCCGCGCATACACCGTGTCGCTCACAACCGCCGCCACACCCTGCCCCAGCCGCGCCCCGCACACATATGTAGCCTCGTTCTGCAAATGCCCGCTCTCAAAAGGCATCGTGCCGCCAGCCCGCAAATCCGCCCGCAACTCATGCGCCGTCTGCAACAGCACCTCCCGCGCAGCCGCCAGCAACTTCCGCTCCACCTCCGTATTCTTCACAAACCGCAGCACCATCACCATCACCCGCTCTCTCCCGCAGCCGCAGCCTAATATGATTAAAACTCCCATCCGGATTATACACCGGCAGCACTTCCACCACATCAAAAGCCCGCACCACCGACACCCCAGCCGCCTTCACCGCCGCCCGAAACTCCATCCCCGCCCCATACATCCTATCCACAAACCCCGTCAAATCCTCCGACACCGTAGCCACCGCCGTATACTCCAACCCCCGCCCATCACCACTCACCCGCACCTTCCCCCGATAACTAAAAATACACTTCCCACCCCAAAGTTTAATTCCGCCACTCCTGTTGCATTTTGTCAAGGACTTTTTTACACGCACAGCAAAAAATGAAAATTATTCTTTACATATCAACGCTTTCATGGTATCATAATACTATAGAGCAGAAATGCTCCGCACTCGCTTACCACAGGCGAAGCTAAGTTTGTGGTTTGATTGAATACGCTTACCGCTTGCGTTATAAATGGGCGGTTTGACAGAATACGCTTACCGTGTAGCGTGATAAATTCACGGTTTGAAGAAAAGCCCCTAGATATTTTAGGGGCTTTCATCTATAAAAGAGAGGGCGAATGATGAGGCCTACGGGATTTTACAAACTTTCACAGGAATACATAGACTTGGTGAGAGAGCTGGGCGGCAAATATCAGGACAACAAGGAGCGGCCTGTATATTGTTGCTTACAGGATAAGGATTGCCCCGACATATACTGGGCTATCCCCACAAGCAACATATCTCACCGACCTACCGAGCAGCTTGACCGCATAAAGCGGCTTTGCGATTTGCCAAACAGAGATATCCGCTCCTGCTACTATCATATCGGCCACACAAACCGCCCTGCCATATACAGAATCAGTAGTGTGCTACCTGTCACAAAAGCCTACATAGAAGGCGAATATATGTCACAGGGCATACATTTGTTATTGCGTGATAAGCGGCTTATCGCAGAAATAACTCGCAAGCTATCGCGCATTTTATTTGATGAGAGCCGCCATCCCAATAAGTATGAGCAGCATATTTCATCCATTTATGCTTTCCTTGCAAAGAAATAGGATGTCCCGAAATGTTCTCAATGACACACTATAACGGTTTAAGATAGCCTTTTATTTAATCAAATATTTCTAAAGCGTCCCAATAAGCACTAGCCAGCACAGAATTGGCCTCTACATGGTCACGCCGCCTTATGCTAACAAGGTGACGTGTTTCTTGATAACCTTCGTAAGTTGTAATAGTTTGCAAGGTTAATCGCGCAGGTATGCCGGCATTATTAAGCAATTGAGTGGTTTCAACAGCTCTGGATTCATCAAAATAGACCCACCGGCCTTCAAAAGCAAAGTTATTCATGAAAACTACATACGATACTGCCATGGTAGCTATCACAAGTAGCGTAGCCACAATTAAGATGGCAGCTTTTCGTGAAAACCTAATTGTTATCATTTTGGAGTTGTCAGCCATAATATACCACCCTCCTCTAATCGGTGTCAACATAAAACCTCTCGCCATCAATAACAATAGCAATCAAATCGACCGTGTTAAGCAAGACATAATTCACAGGATTCATGTCTATTCCGTAGACGGCACTAATTAGTCCTCCTGCGCCCGGCATAGTTATCCTTGAGCTTATAAGCGGAATTTCGCTGCCATCGCTAAATATTAGCTTGATTTCACGGGCTATTGCCATGAAAAAGTAGTTGTTCAAATCGAATGGGCAATCAGTATGCCGAAGATTGCCATTGTCATCCCTTATTTCGTAAGTGAGCGTCATTGACAAAAATGAGATGGTGGCATTGGCTAAAGTAAATGTTGTTTCTGGATGACCTGTTTCTATGACTTGATTTATTTCAATCCGGCCGCGCTCTTTGTTGGAGGAGAATGTGGTTTCGATATGCCAATCTCCCTCGATAAAGTTATGGCCTTCAATCCAAAAGTCTATGCCACCTATATTGGCCAAATCTTCAAAACATGCAACTCTGAAAAAGTGGTATGTAGCTCCACTTTCATCAACTACACCTAGCCAGTTAAAAATATCATCATTGCCATGTAGCCCTTGGGGGGAAGAAATGTATTCCCTGTTGTCTCCGTCACGGTTCGGTTGAAACATTTTTATGCCGATGATGTTGTTTTCCTCAAATAGCCCGCCCAAATCTATGCCATCCGCCCACAGCATATCTGGTGTTGGTTCTTCTAGAGGGGCAAGATAGACATTTGCAAATACAACAGAATGAATAATAACGCCCTGCTCTGTTGTAACGGGATTATCAGGTACATTGTCGAATAACTTGATAAAATCATTGTTGTCAACGAAATCCAAAGTTTTTATTTCAGCACCTCTGAAAGCACTATAAAAATCAAATTCAACTGTATCGCGCCACATATCCCTGTTGTAAACCAGTCTGCCAACGCTTATTTCAATGGGGATGCTCTCCACATTTACTATGTCGTCAAAATGAACCATTGGGAAACTGTAAAGGGTCAGTCCATCGCCAGAGACAATGTCTTGCTGTGTGCTCCATCTAAATCTATCGCCTATTGTTATATCAATAGGGCTATGATGTCCAAAAATGCCTGTTGCGGTAACATCATCCGCAAAAACAGAGCCATCATCTCTCGTAAACCTCAATTCCATCACAATACCATTATCATCAGCCAAATAGCTTGTCAATTCCATTGTAATGCCATTGCTCTCGGTTCTTTCGCCAACAATTTGAACATATGGGGCAACTTCTCCGAAATTTCTAAAAAGTGTTTCTAAGACACCTAGATTGGCAGCCAAAACACTTACGCCCATAAGGCTAAAGATTGCTGCCGCAGCCATGATAACGGATAGCCTCGTTTTTTTATGCTTTACTGCTTTTTCTTCCTGTAATTTGCTATAGAATTTTTCTTTTATGCGTGTGGTATCAATATCGTTCATCCCTTACACCTCCATTTCCAGCAGCATTTTTTTGAACTTAGTGCGTTGTCGAAGCAGCTTGACATCAACTGCATTTTGTTTCATGTTCAGCTTATCTGCTATTTCCTTGTTTTTAAGGCCATGCTGATATTTTAAGATAAGAATTGTCCTGTCGGGCTCCTTCGTTTCGCTGATTTTTTGGTTTAGAAAATCAACTAATTCCTTATGTAAAAAGTCAGCTTCAATATCAGAATCGACCAAAAGAGTGATATCAAGCTCAACCATGTTCAAGCGTTTCTTTCGCACAAAATCAATAGTTTTATTACGGGCTATTGTTGCCAGATATGACTTGAAGTTCAAGCCCTCTTTCAACCTCTTTGCACTCTTCCATACAGAGAGTATCGTTTCAGCAATTATGTCCTCTGTATCTTGAATATTCAGCGCATAAACATTATTTATAACCGTGGCTAAATAACCGGAATAATCGTCGATTATCTGCGAAAAAACATCTTCATCACCGCGCTTGATTTTCAAAATCATTTCTCTGCTGTCCATTTTCATCACCACC